CGAGGGGGCTATTGTGAAGTACATCACTCGCTGGAGGGACAAGGGCGGGGTAGATGACCTGCGTAAGATCAAACACTTCTGCGAGTTCTTGATTGAGAATGAGTTAAAGAATACGCCCCCCGATACTGCCGAGAGGCGTGTTCCTAGATTTGATTAGGGCAGGTTATTCCATCCTGCGCTTCTGTTCAAACTCGATAGCCTTTTCCATGCCACCGCCGAAGAAGTTGTACCAAACATCACCGATGATTGGGAGTTCCCGTGCAATCTTTGATTCGCCGCCTTCAAACTCTCCATTCATGATTTTCCAAACATCTTCTGATATGGCGTTAATCCAGTCTAGTGGCGGAGCAATCACTTCTCCAAGGGCAGAACCAACCTGTCCCTTGGATACATACTTATCCATCACATACTGACTTCCGCCAAACACCTTGAACAAGTTTTCAACGTAGTTGTCCGGCATATCTTCGGCAGACATACCTTGTCCGCGCAGGAAGTCCTTGGCTTCGTCAACCGTGGCTCCCATCATCGGGATGATAGTCATGTATGCTACAAGGTTTTTGGCAGCTTCCTTCTGGTTGCCAGCCTTAAACTCTTGGATTATATCCCTGCGCATTACATCCAGTTGCTTGATAGCAAATGTCTTTAATGAATAGAAGATACGTCCGTTCGGATTGTTCAGGTAAGCCAATGGCATCTGCGACAGGTTGATAGGCTGAACGTCAGCTAGCTCGTTATATAGCATTAGCTTTACATTGTCAGTCATATTGCCTGCGCGCAGGTCTGTTATGGTTGACTTAAACTCTTCGCCAAGCATAGTGCCGTATTTCTTTCGTAGCTCCGCTATACCCTTGTCGCTCTTAGCCAGACTGGTGAATCGTCTGTAGGCAGAATTAATCAGCGTGGTTTTGCCAAGCCTATCAATCTTCTTGAATCCTACCGCGCCGAGAGATTTGTCCAAAAACTTTGCGGCTCGACCAACCGTTGCTAGTTCTTGAGCAATAACATTGTTAATGCCAATATCTTCAAGACTGATATGCCTTTTACCAAACATGCCAGCAATCGTATGTCGCAAGCCGTTTATATAAACAGACATGCCAAGATCGCCGATCTGAGTTAAGGCAGAAAACGGATTAGCCAGCGTTGTCATGTATCCAACATTTCTTAGGGATGATGACACTGTACCTGCGCTTGCTTCGCCAAGCCCAAACCTAGCCTCAACCAACTCAGCCATCCTGTCAAAGTCTTGCTCTGCCATTTCTCCACGCTTGATTGCGTTGTCTACATAAGCGCCAACAGATTCGTTAAGATTTACGTTTCTTACGCCCTTGTCTTTAACCTTACTGCCTCTGCCCAAGAACTTGCGCTTATTAATATCGCTGACAGCTTTCATGATGTAGGTATTTAGTGCTGTCTTTGGGTCATGGTATTGGTTGATAAGCACGTTATCAATCTCGCCAATAGCCCTGCCTTTCGTAAAGCCCAGTTTGTTTTCTGAGATGATTGGATTTCGTCCGCGCATTATCTGGTTGATGATATTGATTCGATCTTCATCTCCCAAATCTTTCGCAGATTTCAGGCCAAGTTCTCTAGCCCTGATCTTAAGCGCCTGTTGTATTTTGGTTTGCTTTTCCCTGCCTACTGACTTCAAGAAATCATCGTAGTTCTTCATCAGTCGCGGGAAGTAGTTTTCTATATCTCCAATGTCTTCATACCCAGCCTCTTCTTTAAGTCGAGTATGTATCGTCTTAAGTAGGCCGCGAGCAGATTCTAGGGCAGACTCACTATCTGCCGAGTACCGCTTCATTACAGTCAAAGCGTTGTCGAAGTCACCATTATAAAGATTGCGAGATACAATCTTCAGGTCTGCGCCCTTCATCTTGTCGAAGATGTCAGTTAATGGCTTGACTATGTTTATATAGTCTTGCGTTTCCTTTGCTATGGAAAATTCAGTCTTGCCAAGTTCTGCGTGAATCTTTGGGCTAAGTGATTTGATAGCTGTGCCAATCACACCAAATACATCCTCGCCAAACTTCCATCCACTTGTTGCGGCAGCGGGAGACACGCTCTTTGCTTTTGCTGCCATAACTGCCTGCGCGTTTTCTCGCGAAGGAATCCTTAACTGAGAGTCAGACTTAATGAGTATGTCATCTAAGCCAGCTTCGTCAATTCCCATTCTATTTAGTATAGCTTGGTTAATTGACTCCAGAGTTGAGCCTTCCTTTGCGGCTTCCTCGTATACAATGTTTGTTACCTGCTCAAAATCATCTTGAGCCTTACGCATTGCTTCCGGGGAGCGCCTTTCAATCAACGCCCTGCGCGCAGCAGGAGTTAATCCCTTGATGACAGCAGAGGTTGCTGGGGCGGCGATAGCGCCAAGAGCAGTAGCCCCTGCAAGTTGTCCGGGTTCTACCCGTCCTGTCGTTGCAAGCTGCTCCAACACGTTATACTCAGCACCAAAAGCAGCGCCGACAGCAGCCAAACCTTTGTATCCTTGATACGCCTTGGATATTGGTATCAGTGTTGTCGGACTCATTAGTGAGCCAATGATTGTTCCAGTAACTCCAGCAGCGCCACCAAACCCTTCTTGACGTGCCGCTTCTGGATACTTGTTTTCTAGCTCAATCTCCTTTGCTCTCGCGATAACCTGACGCCGAACATCTGGCGACGCTTGCATGAACTGTTCGCCATACAACTCTTCTGGCGGAGTGTAGGTAATGCCATCGTTGAAGCTGAAGCTAACCTTGCCAATAGGAAACTCGCTAGCCAGATAGGTTAGCGCATTACCAATGTCAGTATCGGCAGCTTCAAACGCATAGGCAAACCGTTGTGCAGCAGAAGGCTCTTGTGGTTCTGGCTCACCGCGAATAGCAGCCATTGCTTCAGGAGAAATTTCATCAAACTTTCTCTGAGCAATTAGCTCTAAATCTTTTTGGTCAAGATTTGATAAATCCATATTCAAGCCTATTGTGAATACCTATTAAGCCGAGATTCCAGAACAGCAAGCCTAGCTTCTAAATCAGACGTATTGCTATTGGTTGCCTGCCGATTTCTGATTGCAGCTTTAATGTTTGTGATTTCCGCGTTCTTTCTGTTCACGTAGCTTTGAACAGCTTGATCTGTTGAACTTCCAGTATTCCTAAGATTTTTAAGCACAATGTCAAAATCAGGGTCAACAGACTGATCTTCAACTGGTTGCGAAGTCTGTCTTAAACTGGCTGCGGCAGTAGCGGCGGATTCATCCATCTGTTCTTGAGTTAATTCTGTTACGCCTGCTCGCTGTTGAGCCATTGATTCAATGTCTTCTGTTGAGAACTCCGAGATTGGTGCGCCAACTCCAGTAGAGACCATTGCTGCTACAGCTTGCAAGTTTTGAATGTCAGTTGCAGATGGATTGAGACTTCGTTGGGCAGCTACCATAGAGTAAAACCTTTCCTTTGAAAGATCGCCTGCGCCAATGCCAAAAAATCCTTTGGAAAGAGCATTCTTTAGCTCAGGGAATTCTTGAGCTAGAGCGTAATACGCTTCTCTTTCTGTGCTGTTCAGTGGCTTGAAATCTTCTGGAGCAAGATTTCTTACTTGTTGTTGCATTTGTGCCGCAATTCTAGGTAGAGCATCTATTGCATCAAAGCTGCCTAACTCTACGCCAACCGCATACATTTCATATTCTGAACCAAGATCACGAATTGCTTGAGCCATAGTTGCTCTGTTTTTATCTGCTGTCATGTCAGCAATCATGTCTCTTGCGCCCTTGCTAATCTGCAATGCAGTGGCAGCTTCGCTGAGTCCAGCCATTCTTGCAGCAGATTCAGCAGCAACCTGAGCGCGCTGCTCTGCGTTTTGTGCTAGACGCATCCTTTGAGTATCGGCAGCAATGCTAGTGCCTAGCTGTATCTGTCGCATCTCTTCAGTCGTGCGAGCCAATGCACGATCTTCTTCTTCAGTTCGCAATCTGGCAGCTTCTTGTCGCAAGGCTGCTGCGCGAATTGGGTCTATTTCTTGAATAGCGTTTGCCGCATCCAACAATCCTTTCGGAGTAGACGTGTCTATATTTGCTAGTTTTTCTTGCAGCTTCTCGCCCTCAGTCCTTGGGTCAATACCAAGCATCGGCTGAATAGCACGGCGAAGGTTCTCTTGACGCTGTACGCCAAGCTGTCCTGCTACTTGAGCCAGAGGAGCCAATGCAGCAGCACGACCACGAAGGCCAGATGCAAGCAACTGACCTTGCTCCATGCCCTGCCGCAACATTCTTTGTTGACGCTGTGCGGGGGTATCAATGATGTCCGCGAATAGAGTTGGAATATCTAAAGGCATTGTTATGCTCCTAGCCTACTGACCCAAGATAGCCTCGGTCATATAATGTTTGAAAGAAATCTAACCCTGTGCTTACTGGAGTTTGCTGAGTTGTTGTCTGGCCCGTTTGCTGCTCGCCCTTTAATAATTCAAACAGTCCTTGGAATTGCTGCTGGCGTAGTGCATTTGCCAACGCTTCGTAGCCAAGCCGTGACTCCAGTGTGGACTCTGCTAGCTGCGCTCCTAATCCCATACCAGTAGAGCGTAGTGCGGATTCTAGACGAGATGCTTCTAGTTGAGGAGACAGTGCTGCAAGTAGCTGTTGCTGCGGAGTGTAACCAGTTGGGATAGCAGCCAGTCCAAGCTCGCCAAGTAAGCCAAGTCTTGCACGGGTTTCACCCAATCCAGCAAGCGTTTGCTGTGATTGCAGTGCTTGTTCTGCTCTAGCCTGTTCCATTGCGCTAATGGCTGTCTGTGCTTGCTGCTCTTGAATGGCTTTCTGTAAAGCCAGTTGCTCTGGTGTTCCGCCGTACATAGCAGTCTGCACACCAAGGCGACCTTGATTGGCAAGCCTCTGCTCCAGTTCTAATCTGGCACGTTCTTGCTCAGGCTGTTGCGCGGCAGTCAGTCTTGCAAATATATCCTGCTCTCTTGCAGCACGTTGGCTTGGGTCTTGTGTCAGCATACCAATAACAGCCGCCTGCTCTGCGGCTCGCTGTTCTGGACTGCCAAGCGTACCGAATGCTTGAGTACCAAAACCCAACAGGCTTTCCTGAAGCTGCTGCTCGGCTGGACTCAGCGCAGTACCCATGCCGCCAGCACTAACACTAGCCCGTGCGCCAGTAGGAGTAGTAACTGTGAATGGCTTGAACTCAGCTTGACGACCAAGCTCTCCAAGCAATCCACCTTCAAACTGCTGCAAGCCACCAGCACCAAAGACGGCGGCAATATCTTCTTGGCCTAAGTCTCGAACGGTGTTGATAATATCCTGCTGTGCCAGTGCGCCACCAATTCCGCTAATCAGATTGCGACCCTGCTGGCTCATGGCTTGGCTTAAAAGGTTTTGGAAAAACTCTCCCATCAGTAAGTACCTCCGTCAATCGTTCCGACAAAAGTACCGCTAACAGTAAGATCGTCAGTGGTCACAGTGCCAGTAAAAGTAGGTGAAGCTGCGTCACTCTTCGTAGCTACAGCTACAGCAATCGCATCAAATTCGGCTCCGACTTCAGAGCCTTTCACAACCTTTGCAGGGTTGCCGCTAACCAAAGCGTCCTTGGCTGCGAAGTTAGTAATCTTGGTATAGTTTGACATTACACTATCCTTCCCATGAGAGCCTGAATGTTTATCTCCTGTAGGGCAATGGAGTTGCCATCTACGGTTGTTTCAACACCAACCGCGACGACAGTACCCTGCCCTGAGGCATTGATCTTCTTGCGCTTAATCAAAGCAATGGACGATGAATACTCAGCGTCCGTATTAAATTCGGATATGTTGTACTGCGCTACGTTAGATTGCGGCAATATGTACGCTTGCTTTCTGTAGTTGCCTGAGTAGTCGTATGCCCAGTTAAGTACCACTGTGGCTTCTGCGCCATCGAATGTAGTTAAGTTAATCTTCTTCAAAAACTTCAGGCTTGACGTACTGCCAAAGCTCAACGGATGACTGAAGTAACTCAGTTGATAACTTGTGTCGTTATCTGTGTAACCAGTGTACTGGGCTATGCCATCGGCAGTACCGATATACAAAAGCTCAGTTGACGTAGACGCGAAACACTTAGGATTCATGTGGCTCCATGTGGTAGCGCGATAGCTTCCATCCTGTAGCGGGAAGCGTGTGTCAAAGGCATAGACTACGCCAAGGTTTTCAAAGTTCAACAACACGAATGCTTCGCGAGGAGAGTAGTGCATTTTGATATGCCCTGTCTCTGCTGCGTACAACGTCTTAATGTCGTTGTTGACGTTCTTAGATATGTCTCCAATAGGTGCAGACTTCTCTTGGATTGTCCTAGATATACTCCGTACACCAGAGTCATCCAAGAAGATAATGTCCTTACCAGTTGACACTACCGCATCACGCTGAACGCACCCAATGTTGGAGATTGTATCAGACAACGACATGGTAGAAGGATTATCTGCTCCCGCATACACCAAGATCGAGTTCTTGCCAAAGATAATCAAGAACCCGTTATGTGCCGCCAAAGCTGTAATCGTGTCGTATCCAGTAGGCCACACCTTTGTAATATCTATGGAGCCAGATGAACCACCTGCCCATCCAGAACCATTCAAAAGGTCAGACCAATAGATAGTGGACTTGTCTGCTGTGAAGTCTGCTACCCACAGACGACCAAAGGCAGCTATGCACTCGTTACCTTGCGGGGGAGTTCCGGTAGAAGAGGCATGTGATGACATCGCCACCACAGTTCCCGTGCTGTCCGAATATACAAGCGGCTCGTAACCACGCTGGAACATGTACATGTGGTTGTTAAATGAAACAAACTTCCAGTCATTTGCTGTGATTGTGTAGGAAGCTGGCGTTACATCTGTCAAGGTTGTAGTGCCTGACATTATTAGGTTGTTGCCTGCCGAGAAGAAGGTAATGTCTCCGTCTTCTGCAACAAACTCACCCATAGATTCTATCCCATCGGATGAACCAAGAATGGTGTCGTCAGTAGTCAGCACGGAATACCCCTTTCTTGCGGCAATCCGGCCTTCCTTATCAATCACACAGTTATCTGCCACTGCCGCGAACGTAGGTTCTTGCGACAACGGGGCGTCTTGGGTGTTAATCCCAGCGAAGCCCGGAGCAGTAATGGTGATGCTTTGGAGTTGTTGAGCCATTTATACCACCATGAAAGTAGTTTCATCTGGGAAACGGTTAGCATCTATCGCAATCGCGTCAGACAAAGCAGTGGCAGCTACGGCAAACTGCTCTGCCGCAGATTGTCCACCTGTCTCACCACGTTCGCGAAGAGCCATGGCGTAGGCCATTTGAACCACAGGGTTGTAAGGAACCTTAATTTTTGTAGCATCTGCCGTAATGATTCCTTGCGGTCTGGCGAGGTCAAAACGGAGGCTGTAAACTGCATCGGGGCTAGGGTATACCTTAACCGTTAAATCGTCGTTAGCATCGACGCCAGTAACCTTATATGCGACTGGTGAGCCAGACACTACAGTTTGGTTGTAATAGACGTTGTTAAAGTATGCCTGCGACTCCAGCTTCATGAACCTGTTAGACGTGTCATTTATAACAGCCTTGATGACAGCATCCTGACCAGAGTCAGTAATTGAGTATTCGGACGTGCCGGATACGGTAGGTATCACTGTGGTAACGCGAAGGGCAGACCAGTTCCAAGAGTTCTCTACCATGCGCTTGGCGTCATTAATGAAATCACCAATCAATGCAGAGTAGTCAGACTCTAGTGCTGTGTCTGCTTGATCTTCGCGCAGCCGCCTAAGAACACTATTGATAGCTTCTAGGTATGTCATTTGTAGCCTCCTGCGGCTCGTAAGAATGCTTCAAACATTCCCTGCTGAACGTTCTCTAGCTTTGTAAACTTAGTTGGAAATAGGATTGAATCAGTAATAGGCGTTTGCTGTATCTGCTGTCTAATGATTGTGTTGAACAATCCCTTGGTTGCATCACCAGTACCATTGCCACCGTCGCCAGTGCCACCATCACCAGCACCGTCGCCAGTGCCATCGCCTGTAACCTGTTTGACAGTACCCGGAGTACCAGTGGGAGTTTGCACTACCGTGTCTCCAACTAATCCACCATTCGTAACCTGTTTGACAGTACCAAGAGTACCAGTGGGGGTTTGGATTACAGCATCCCCAACCAAGCCACCATTTGTAACCGCAGGGGTTACAGTAGCTATATCACCAATACCGCCAACTACATTAATCGTAGTTCCTGAAGTCGTTTCAACATCCTGTGTTCCTGAATCTGGGCCGCTATAAGAACCACCAATTACATAAGACGGGTTATTTGCTGCGTCCTCATTGTAGTCAGTCTCGCCTGTGCGCTCATTCCTGAACACTCCACCACCCTGATATATCCAAGGGTTCTCTGGGATGATAGTAAGATCACCGTCTCTAGCCGAAACATCACCATCTGTAATATCACCCTCTATATCTACAGCAGTGGTATCTTGGGTTAAGTCATCTGTGG